CACGCCTCCGAAACCCCCTCTTCCGTCGTCCTCCCCGTCTCCGTCGCTCACTGCTCCTGTGGCGCGACTGTCCGCTCGCCCGCCGCCTACGTCCTAGTCCGCTACGCTCCCAACTCCCACACTTTCCACTACCGCGCCACTGGCCTCGACGCCGTGCCGCCCGCACTGCTCGCCTCACTCCCGCACGAGACGCGCGAAACTCACTACGACGTCCCGTTCTGTGAGGAGTGTTTCTAGATGATGTACGAATTGCTACAGGGGGGCGCCATTTTCCTATTAGGGGCTGGATCGCTATGGTGCGCTCTACTTGCTTGGCATATCTACAACCGGCAACAGTAGGTCGATTTCCATGCCCAACGTCGCACGCCCCGACCGCGAGCCCACTCGCATCCTCTCTTTCCGTCTCCCCGTCAGTCTCCACGACGAACTCCGTCTCGTCATGCTCGACCCGCGCACGGGCCGTCCCCGCTACCGCACGTGGGGCCGCACATGCGAGCATATTTTTCGCGAGTGGCTTGACGCACAGAAGGTGACACCGCCATGACCGACACGACCACTTCTCTCGACACTCACTCTCTCCTCCTCGACGCTCGCCTCCGCGTCCTCAACCGCGAGCGCGTCACGCCCGAAGACATGCGCCGTATTCTCCTCTCCATCGCGCACGACCGCGAGAACGCGGCTCGCGCTGGCGCACGCAACCGTGCTGCCGCGAAGAAGGCGGTCGCTGCGCCCACGCTCGACATCGATACACTCTTCGGAACATCGATATGACCACAGGTGCAACCCCCGCGTCGTCGCCCTCCGTCCTCTTCCCTCGTGTCATCGACGCAACCATGCGGAGTGACTGGCTCAAGTGCGGCCACTCCTTCTTCCGCCGCCACGTCCTCGGGCTCGCGCGTCCTGGCGTCTCGGTCCACCTTCACTTTGGCGCGTGCATCGCGCGCGGCCTTGAAGTCGCCCGCCGCACGTACTTCGAGACGCGCGACACGTCCGACGCGCTCCACAACGGTTGTGAGGCTGTCATTCACGCATGGGGGGACTTCGAGGCTCCCGATAACCTCACCCGCACCGCTGCCGCCAAGACCCTCTCCGCTGCTCTCGCCACTCTCCAAGCGTACTTCCGCGAGTGGCCGCTCGACGAAGACCCGATCCAAATCCACGTCCACGCCGGTCATCCGTGCATCGAGTACAGCGGTGCCCTTCCCATCCCTGGCTCCCGTCACCCTGACACCGGCGAACCTATCCTCTACGCGGGCCGGTTCGATCTTATCGGCGACTACCAGCACTCCGTGTGGGGACTCGACGACAAGACGACTGGCTCCGACCCCAACTCCGATTTCTGGCGCAACCAGTGGAAACTCCGCTCCCAATTCACCGGGTATGTGTGGCTAGCGCGCGAATACGGCGTCACCCTCAAAGGCTTCATCGTCCGCGGCATGGGCGTAATGAAGACCGACATCAAACTCGGTTGGGCACTCGCCCCACGCCCCGAGTGGATGATCGACGCGTGGCTGGCGCAGTTGCAAGACGACACAGAAAAGATGTGTCAGCAATACAACAACTTGAACGACAACCTCTCTATACTACCAAGCACACGATACCTCCACGGCCACCCCTTCCCCCAAGCGTTCGACACAGCGTGCGCCGACTTCGGCGGCTGCACGTTCCTCGACCTTTGCTCCTCCGCTGACCCCGACGCGTGGCTCGACACGTTCGAGGTTCGACGCTGGGACCCCCTCACTCGACAGGAGACGTGATAATGAGTTGCCCAACATGCCACATGGGGCACCGATACGGTGACGCTATCGAACCGTGGCCCGAGTGCAATCCATCGTGTGATCCACGACTACTACAACCTTCAACCACTGACGACGACCCCTCTTTCGGCGAAGGTGAGTGTGACTGCATCTACCACGCCCCGTCCACCTTCGACGAAGACGGCTGGTGGGAGCCCGTCGCCTCCTGCCCACTACACGGAGACACGCTATGACCCTCGACGAAATCTACGCCCGCGCCGAAACACTCCTCGCCGCTCTCGACGCCGCGAACTCTTCCGCCTTCTCCGCCATCACACGCAAGTACACCATCGTCCACGCACTCATCAATTTCGAGCGCGACGTGAAGGTGGAATATCTCGACTCACTCTTCGCCGCCGACGGCGTTATCTCTCGACTCAAGGCCGTCAAATCACTTGACTTATCTGATCCGAAGTACGACATCAGCGACGAGTCACGCCAATGAAGTCGAACGTCCTCCTCGAAGGCGACATCGGCACCGGCAAGACCACGTCTCTCCGTACACTCCTCCCCGAGTATCTTGACGAGCGTGGCACGGCGCATCGTGGCGCTGGCCTCGAAACCTTCATTATCTCGATGGAGCCTGGTGTCGAGGCTGCACTCGGCCCGAACCTCTGCGGCCCCGGCGCACCCAACCCCGCCATCCACACTCACTACCAACCCCCCGCCGCCGTCGATTGGTCCATCATGCGTAAGTGGGCGCAAGTCATGCATGTCTCGACGATCGAAGCCGCGATCAAAACAGTTGATCCGGGCCGCTCCTCTTACACTCAATTCCTCGACCTGTTCTCCACCTGCGCCGACTTCGTATGCGACCGCTGTGGCGAGAGCTTCGGCGATGTCGGCGAGTGGGACGAGTCTCGCGCCATCTGTTTCGACGGTCTCACCGGCCTTACTCGCATGGTCATCTTCTCCACCGTCGGCTCACGCCCCTTCCTCTCACTCCCCGAGATCGGCGGCATCCAGCAACAGATCGAAGGCTTCATGGACCTTGCGTGGGGCAGCACGCGCTGCACTTCCGTCCTCCTCGCTCACATCGAGCGCGAGACTTCTCCCCTCACCGGCCTCTCCACTCTCACCACCGCGACCATCGGCCAGAAACTAGCTCCCAAACTCGCCCGCAAGCCAGACGAGATCATCGTCGCCGAGTGTATTGATGACAAGTACATTTGGAACACTGAGGAGGCGGGTCGCGGCCTAAAACATCGCCGTCTCCCGCTCTCCTCCTCTCTCGCCCCCGACTTCGCCCAACTCTTCAGATAAGGAGCACTCCTCTCGTGAACACTTCCCGCCACGCCATCGTCGAGTCAATCGACCACGCAGAAGCCACTGCCGCGAACGCCGAGTTCGAGGCCGAGCTTCCCGCGTTCTGCAAACTGATGGGCGTGTCGCCCGCCGTCCTCAAAGCCCTTCCCATCCCCACTCTCCAACTCCTCATCACCATGCGCGTGTTCAAGATGCTCTCAGCGAAAATCCGAGAGCTTGACGCACGCACCGCTCCTCCCTCCATCGACACGCACACTCAGGAGCCTATCCAATGAGCACTCTTCTCTCCTCCGACCCCTGCACCAACATCATCCTCGACTTCATCGCTGGCGGTGTCCCCGACAACCAGTCCGGCGAGTCTGCTGGCAACTACAACGCCACTATCGGCGACATCGACGGACGCACTTACGGCGACCTCTCCGTCCGCTCTCTCGCCGACATCTACTCCTGCATGGACGACATGCTCGCCCGTGGCCTTCCCTCCACCGCGACGGGCCGTTACCAAATCATCCGACGCACGATGCAGTCGCTTCAAGCGCACTTCGTCCTCCCCGACTCCGCTCTCCTCACCCCCGCCCTCCAAGACACGTTCGCCGTCCGTCTCCTCGTTGGTCGCGGCTACCCTGCGTGGTGGCGTCGTCATCTCACCGACATCGAGTTCGCCCATGGTATCTCGTGCGAGTGGGCATCGCTTCCCGACCCCGACCGTTCTGATCCAGACGCTGACCTGGCCGCAGGGCGCACAAGTCACTACGACGGTGTCGGCGCAAACCACGCCTCAACCACTGTCGGCCACGTTCTCAACATGCTCACGCGAGCGCGCGACGCCATGCTCGTGAAGCCATGAGGGGCTCTGCCCCCCACCCTCGCACAACCCCGTGCAACTCCGACTGAAAGGAACACCACTCGTGCAGTCCTCATCTCTCTTCGACGTCAACTCCTTCCTCGAAACCACCCACAAAGGCCAACTCGACACCACGTTCGTCCTCCCCGACGTGGGCGACTACCTCGCGCAATGCCAACCTCTCACCAAAGACAGCCTCCGCTCCGGCACTATCGGCTCCGACAAAGCGCGCGCCGGTGAGCCGTGGGCCGCACTCGAACTCCAGTGGGAACTCACCGACGACACCGTCCGCACGAAGATGAACATGCCGAAAGTGCTCGTCCGGCAAAGTCTCATGCTCGACCTCACCGCCTCCACTCCCCCCCAACTCGATTGGGGCACCAACCGCAACATGCGGCTCAAGCGTCTGCTCGACGTGACCGGTCTCAACAAGCAGAAGAACTTCTCCATCGGCGCACTCGCCTTCGCCACCGCGCTCGTCCACGTCGAGCACCGCCCCGACGCTAACGACTCCGAGATTATCTACGCCGAAGTCACGCGCGTCACGTCGCCCGACAAGGCGCGTCTCCGCGAGGCCGCGCAATGAGCGCCGAGCGCCCCACTATGACGACGCTCGACGGCCCTGAGCCCATCCGCCCACCAGACGGCTATGGCAACCACACACGCGAGGGGGGCACTACGCCCCCCGACGCGGGCCGCACCATCCTCACCAACCTACGCTGTCCTGTCTGCACCACCAGCTTCATCGCGTACAAAGATCAACTCCAAGAGATAGGCAACGGTCGCACGGTTGTCGTTTCTCCCTGCTGCACCGCTGTCGTCGATTGGAGCAACGTCGTCAACGCCCCCCCTCCCCTCCACATGACCGTCGCACTCTGGAACGGCTACCTCAAAGGCATCACTACGTCGCGTGGCCCCACACTCTTCCTCTTCGAGCGCGACATACGCGCCTTACTCGACCTACACGAGTACGCCCAATCATGGACGAACGCCAATGTCCCACTACCGTAACCCCGCCGACGCCCGCCTCTACATCCGCGACTACATGCGCCGACGCCGAGGCACTGCGCCGTCAAATCACCGATCAACAGAGCCGTCCCGAGTGTCGCAACCCTCTTCGGGTCAACGTCTGGCAACAGTCGGCGGGAGTTCTCGTCTTAATCTGTCGGTGACTTCATGGGACGTTGTTGCGCTCCTCCGTCTGTCGTGGGGGCGGCACGCATGACTCGTTGGATCGAAGACGGCGACCCCGCCTCTCCCATCTGGCTCGTAGGCGAAGCTCCTGGCGAACGTGAAGTCGAGTCGGGCCGCCCGTTCAGTGGCCCGTCCGGCTTCCTCCTCAACGAGATGCTACGCGAGGCCGGACTTGATCGCTCCCAGTGCTTCGCCACGAACGTCTGTCACGTCCGCCCCCCCTCTTACCTCAAGAACGGAAAGCTGATCCACAATGACATCGACCAGTTCTTCGCCGGATCGCTTGCAGCGCGGAAAGAACACTTACAAGAAGTTAACGGTAGATATCCTAGAGAGCCAATCCTCGACGGGCTTCACCACCTTTATGAGCAACTTAGAGCACGCCGCCCTACTCTCATTATCGCCCTCGGGAACACTCCGATGTGGGCGCTGGCAGGTACAGTGGGAATTACTAAATGGCGAGGTTCGATACTCGATACAGAGTACGGTAAAGTAATCCCCACCTTCCACCCCGCCGACGTACTCCGCGCGTGGACCCACCGCCCCATCGTCGTCCAAGACCTACGCCGTGCCGCCCGTGAGTCACACTTCCGCGAAGTCCGTCGCCCTGCATGGGAGTTTGTCGTTGAACCGTCAATACCCGAGATACATGAGTGGTTTCAGACATACGCGCGGGACAGTGACACGCCTCTGGTCTGCGACACGGAAGGTTGGGGGCGTGTCGATTGCGTGGGGTTCGCATCTGACAGCACTCACGCGATCTGTATACCGTTCACGCATCCTACTCGCTCTGAGGAGCCGTCGTACTGGTCACAGGACGATGAATTCACTGTAACTCAAACCTGCCGCACCGTCCTCTCCTCCCGTCCGATCACGTTCCACAACGCCATCTGGGACTGCCAAGTGATCGCTCGCTGCTGGGCACTCCTCCCTCGTCTCCACTCCGACACACAGGTCGCCCAACATGTCGCATTTCCGGGACTACTTGGCGGAAAGATTGATCCTGTCACTGGCAAGGTGGATAAGAAGGGCAGTTCTCTTTCACTCTCGTTCATCGCTTCCATGTACTGTGATTACTATCGTTTCTGGAAAGATGACGGACGCAATTTCGATCCGAATGTTGGCGACGCAGCCACGTATTGGCGATACAACTGTGAAGATTGTGTTCGCACGGCTGAGTGCGCCGAAGTCCTCTCCGACGTGATCGACCATGCCGGTCTGCGCGACCAGTTCGAGTTCGAGATGTTGTTGTTCGCCCCCGTCCTCTCGATGATGTTTCGCGGTCTCCGTTACGATATGAAAGCTTGTCGCGCCGCACAGAAGTTCTTTGGCAAGATCGTCCGCAAGCAAGGAGTTATTACCGAGTGGACTCCTGGTGCGATCACCGAAGTACAAGAGTGGCTTAACGTGGCAACAGGCTGCGGCGACTTCAACCCCGACTCCACGCCCCAAATGCGTGCGCTCTTCCACGACGACCTCTGCCTCCCTCCAATCAAGAACCGGAAGACGGGCGCTGTCAGTCTCGACGACACTGCACTCTCAACGCACGCTCGTCGCACTCCTCTCATCGCCCCTCTCGTCACCCAAATCCAAAACTACCGCACTCTCGATACGCTCCGCGGCTCACTCGACGCTCGCCCGTCGGAGGACGGTCGGATGCGACACGCCTTCAACATCGCGTTCGTCGAGACATTTCGCTTCTCCTCCAACGAAACCGCGTTCGGCGAAGGCGGCAACCTCCAGAACATCAAACGCCCTGACGGAGACTAGATCACATGACCGGCACCCGACTGAACGACTGCACCCCCACGCCTAACGAACAGGCGAAGTACGTGATCTCCGACGCCGAACATGAGGCGCAGATACGACGCAATCATTCTCTGGCTGAGTTCAAGAACGGCTGGGGAGAGAACAAAACCGGTCACAAGGACGGCTTTGTTTACGACCACTGGAAGGAGAAGGACGACCTACTCCATCTCCTCGACAAGGCCCGCGCCGAGGCCACCGTTGCGAGGGAGCAACTACGGAAGACCTGCGCCAAAATTCTGGGGGCTGACACTGACTGGCCTCAGCATGACAACGTATCTTTCGCGATAGCTGTTGCATTGCACCTCCGTGTTACAGCTATCCGTGAGGCCCGCTCGGAGATCGCCCGGCTGCGCACCCCGCCCGAGGCCGACGTGATGGAGTTGGCACGGAAGCTACGCAGCATCACCTATCGTCAGTCTGGTGGCGCCGTGCATGATATGTCAGATGAGGAAGCCTCCCGCGCCCTCACCGCCTACGGCGACCAGCGCGCCCGCGAGGCCGAGGCAGCTATGCGGGATAAGCTGTTGGATCATGCCGATGCGTGTGTCCGCGAGGCCCGCGCGGCGGCGATCGAGGAGGCGGCGTAGCTATGCGATAGTCTTTGGGTTGGGACCAAGGGCAAGTCCGTAATTGCTCCTAAAATCCGCGCCCTCGCCGCCGACACACAGGAGTAACCCCATCCCATGTCTCTCGACCCCACCAACTATCTCCGCGTCATATCCGACGCGTTCACTCCCGTCCGCGATCAGTCCGGCCGTCTACTCGGCTGTATTCCGCGTGTCGCCGACGACGCTGTGTTCGCCGGACCCTTCCCCCTTATGATCGCCGCTCAAGCGTGCGCCGTTGTCGCACTCGACCAGCCCGGCTGTCCACCGATCACGGCCCTTCCCGGCTTCGTCGCGTTCGACGACCGTGACGCCGACCTTGCCACGCCTGTCGGCGAAGACGACCCCGCACAAGGAGTCTGACATGGCACCGCCACGAAATGTGCTGTTCTCATTAGCATATAATACTATCGTTATAGGAAAAAGAGTAATACGTGGTCGGGTATATTGGAGAGTAGAAGGTCCTCACGAGCTATTCCCTAGAGCAAGTTTAACACATTATGCACTTGGGCCGTCTGTGTTTGAAATACAGAGAGCTAGAGTTTTAATGACTTTACACTTAGAGCGACCTTTAGATGCAACTGAGATAGTGCATCATAAAGACCATAACAGTTTCAACGATGCCTTAGATAATTTAGAGTTAATTTCAATAGAAGATCACAACAAGCATCATCATATTGGTCTTACGCATACTGAAGAAACAAAACGCCAAATCGGTCGTTCTGTTTCACGGACTAAAGGAGGAAAATATGCTACTTTTTATTGATACGGAAACGAGTGGTCTCCTCGACTTCACTCTCCCGCTCACTCACCCCTCCCAACCTCGCGTCGTCCAACTCGCGGCGTGGCTTGGCGAAGAGTACGAAGACGGTATGTTACCGCCCGAGCAGAAAGGCGCACTCCATCACATTGCCTCTCTCAACGCCATCATCCGCCCCGCTCCTGGCGCTACTATCCACCCTCGCGCCGAAGCCGTACACGGCATTTCGCTTGAACGCGCCCGCGCAGTCGGCGAAGACCTCGGCGACGTTCTGCGCCGTCTCTACGAGCTTGTCGCTCTCGCCTCTGCCGACGATCCTGCCTCCTCCACTCTCGTCGCTCACAACCTCCCCTTCGACAACAACATGCTTCTGATCGAGTCCGCACACGCCGGGTTTGACCCAACGCCACTCTCCTACCTCCGCCCCTTCTGCACGATGCGTGCGCTCACTGACCGAATGCGTCTACCAGGCCGCTTCCCCGGCCGCTATAAGTGGCCTAACCTCGCCGAAGCGCATCGCTTCTGTCTCGGTCGCGAGTTCGACGACGCACACTCCGCGATGGGCGACGTGCTGGCGTGTCGCGACATCTACGTCCACGGACGGACGGAGGGCTGGTGGCCGTGACAGCGCAACGAGCGGGGTGGTGCGGGAGGGGGGTGACAAGCCAGCGCGCGCCTAAGCTTTCGAGCGAGCCCGGCGAAGCCGGGGGAGCGGCCCCCGAAGGGGGCGAAAGCGCGCGCAGCTTGTCAAGCGCAGCGGAGCGCCAAGGCTCCGTGCCGAGCGAGGGCGGGCGAAGCCCGCCGGAGCGGTGCCCGAAGGGCACGGCATGGACGGCGCGTAGCAGAGCGACCCCCGACACGGCCCGCGAGTGGAGCGTCTGTCATGGATGACCCTTATGCTCTTTCATTACCTAATTTGAGAGCATTATATCTCCCCGACCCCGGCCACGTGCTCGTCGAAGCCGACCTAAGCGCAGCCGACGCTCAAGTCATCGCGTGGGAGGCCGGTGCCATCCGACTCAAAGACGCTCTCCGCAATGACTCTGATCTCCACACCCCCAACGCTTATCACTTATACGCTGAGACATACTCCGACGGAAGCTTTCATCGCGTGCGGGAGATCGGTCCCCCTCGCTCCTCTATGCACACGAACGGAATGTCCTATCGCGATAATTCTAAGCGGTGGCAGCACGCTACCAACTTCGCAGGCCGTGCGCGTACAGTGGCGTCTGCAATCGTCCTACCCGAAGATCACGTTGCTGCGTGTCAGCACTGGTGGACCCGCGTAGAGAACCCCGAGATAGGCGCGCTGCACGACCGGCTCGAATTCGATCTCCGCTCCCGCAAGAACCCCGTGATACACAACAAGTTCGGCTTTCGTCGGCTCTATGTCGGCGGCGACACGCGCCAGCGTGGCGACAATCTTCTCAGCCAAGCTCTCGCCTGGATCGCTCAGTCCACCGTCGCCGTCACGATCAATCGCGCCATGCTCGCTGTTGACTGCGCCCGTGCGATATTCGGCCAACGAGGCTGCGGCACCTGCATGACGTGTGAGGGTTGGCCTGTCGCGCTCCTCATGCAACACCACGACTCCCTCTTAATACAAGTGCCGGGAGAATTCCCCTCGCTCGCGTTTGTCGAACGCCTACGCAAGGCTATGTCAGTCACTATCCCCTACGACGACCCGCTCGTCATCCCGTGTGAGATCAAGTGGAGCCGTCAAGATTGGGGCCACATGCACCCGTGGCACGTCGAGGAGGAAGCCGCATGAATAGAAAGCGTACGAGATGACACGGCATCATACAGACTGGATAAAAGCGTATACTAACACACTCACTCCAAAAGGAGAAGCGCCAGAGAGATTTCATTTTTGGGTGGCTGTAAGTGCGATTGCTGGAGTGCTTAGGAGACGCGTATATGTTGATGAAGGACACTTCCGCCACTACCCAAATTTCTATATACTACTTGTCGGTCCCCCCGGCCTCGTGAAAAAATCCACCACTATCAACGTCGGCGTCGGCCTGTTGCGAGAGGTTCCTAACGTGATCTTGGGGGCAGATTGCTCGACGTGGCAGAGCTTCGTCGAGGAAGTCGCCGAGGCCAAAGATATCTTCGCCGAGGGCGACGACCAGCACGTCGAACTCGACTCCCTCCTCGACCAGACGCACACGGTGACGAGCGCGATCACCCTCGCAATCAGTGAGTTCGGCACGTTCTTCGACCCCGAAGACCGAGCTATGGTGAATGTGCTGACGGAGCTTTACGACGGTAAAGTCAACTCCGCGTTCACGAAGCGGACGAAGACCCAAGGCACGGACACGATTATGAACCCGTTCGTGAACATTATCGCCGGTACGACGCCTGACTGGATGCGCGACAACTTCCGTGGCCGGTTCGGTGGGTGGGGTCTGTCCTCCCGCATCATCTTCCTCCACTGCGACGAGAAAGAGCGTTCCGTCGCCTTCCCACACAAACTCTGGGCCGGCACATACGAGCGGACTATGTCCACCTTCACCGCAGACCTGATCGAGATCAGCAAGCTCCAAGGCACGTACACATTCTCCCCCGACGCCGAAGCACTGTACGAGGAACTCTATGACGCCCACGGACGCCGACAGACCGCTCTCAACCGACACCCCCACCACGACCCCTGGCTATCTTATTATCTTGCTAGGAAGCTCGACCACGTCATCAAACTTGCTATCGTTCTCGCCGCTTCTCGCCGCTCTGAGCTACTTATCACTCTCGCCGACATGCGCGACTCCGTTGCTCGCTGCGACGAGATTGAGCACGAGCTAGGCAAAGTCTTCCAGTCTCGCCAGTCGGACAACCGCGACGTTCGCCTCAACATGGACGTGTGGCGCGGCCTCGAAGAAGCGATCAAGCGTCACGGCCGCATCAAGCAAGTCGAAGCATTCTCATTCATGGTTCAATGGATGGACTACGGCAAAGGTAAGCAACTCCTCGACCAACTCATCGCCTCGCACTGGCTCCTCGCCGAGTCAGAGCCCGGCGGTGTCTTCTACTCGTTCGGAGAGAACGCCCAACTCAGTGAGAGCAAGCTCAATGGACAAGCCAGTTGACGTTGAAGCCGTAATTAAACGGATTAACAACGCTCCCGACCCAGGTGACGGGGTGCCGTTGTACGTGGCGCTCTATTGGTTCCTACTACTCGTCCTGCTCTTCCACGCCTACTGACGCGTCTGCATTTCCTGGCTCGCACCGCGCGCCTCGATCGCGACCGACTTACGTATGACGGCCTCCGTCCGGTCAACGAGCGCGTCTAGTTCTGCACTCCCCGGCTTGAGCCTCGCCGCCGACCGCATAAGGTTCTTCGCAATCGGCGTCTGATGTATCCGTTGCAGTGCCGCCAGCCCGATATGATACGCTGGCAGTGTCATCGCCATCTGCGCCGCGTGCAGATAATGTCTCGAGAACAACGCCCCCACGACAAACACTGGCGCGACTGAGTGCGACCAGTCAAATATCTTCGGCGACCGAGCCTTGACGCGCTCAACAAGGTTCCCGGCCACTTTCGCCATCCCTTCCAACTCTGTCATCGCGTCGCGCCCGATCAACTCCCGTATCACGTTCTGATGTTTGAGCACGTATTCAATCGCCTTACCCTCACCTTTCAGTTCACTCGCGCGCAACGCTTCCGCCGCCATCACTTGTATCATGCTGTCACGGCCACGTGGCCCTAGTGTCTTCCCCAACGCTCGCGCAAGCTCCACGTCGTCCTTGTTCACCACCGTCGCGATGTTGTCGTAGATCGCCGCCGTCGTGATCCCACCTTGCTCGATTGGCTGCGTCGCTCTCTCGAACGTCCGTCCGTCGAAGAACTTCCGCAGCGGCACAACCGTCTCTTTGAAGTACTTGTCCGCCGCCTCACGTCTCCGCACAAACGCTTCGGTCGAAATCCCTTCGGCGCGTGCCGTGTCCTCGGCGACTTTGTCGATCCCTCGAAGCATCATTTTGAGCTGAGTCTCGACTGCGGGGTTCTTCGACCGTACCGCCCGCCCAATCGCCGCGTTAATCTCCGTTCGCGCTTGTGCATACGATTCGGACGGCACTGGACTCGCTACGAATGACGGCGGCGCGCTAACTCCTCCACCATATGCAGCAGTCATCTGTTCTCGTTTTCGCATCTCGACGGCTACTTGGGCTGGACTGAGATTGGGCCGCAGCGGTTCAAACCCTAGCTTAACCTGACTGTCCTCGTACTCCTTCTGCAATCTCTGCCACTCCGCATACCGTCCCTCTTCCTTATCTACGCCGAGTGTCTTCTTCACGCTCCGCGCCACCCCCTCCACCCACGACTTCACGCCCTCGTCTTTGCTCTCCTGGATCGAGCGGTCAATCGCTTGCGTGAACCCTTCGTCGCTCCCCGCCGGTCCCACGCCTGTCGGGAACCCTTCGATCTCTCGCCCCGCCGCGTTCCGCACCGCGTAGTTCGCGCGGCTCGTCGCTGTCACTTGACCATAGTATGACAACGCCTCAATCTGCGCTTGTCCTGTGTTCCGTGCCGTCCCATTCGTCGTCTGCTGCACCAGTCGCATGAACGACCGACCATACGCGGTGTCACTAAGGTTCCGTGCCCCCCACTCCAAGCTCCTCGCAACCGTCCCCCCGATCAAGCCGAGCACGGAGCCGACGCCAGTGTCGAACGCACGCGCGTTCACGCCGAGCGGCCGACGCTCTGCCTCCGGCCCCTCTGGATAGAAGCTCAGTGCGCCCACGCTCGCGCCCGTCGTCACACCACGTCCAACCGCCCCGATCCCCTGCCACGCCGCCTGGGCCGCCTTCGCCGCCATGAGGGGCATCAGAGCAGGTACCGCACCGCCCAACAGTCGCGCCGCCCCCATGATCGTGACCGTCGCTCCCGTCAGCCGCCCTATCTGTTCCAACGTCGGGTGCTCGTCGCGCAAGTCGGCATAGTCCGACTCGACCTGCCGCAGTCGCGCCTCAATCGGCGCCATCTGCTCTCGCGGCAGTGTCATCTGCGCCACAGCGAGCGCCGGTTCGACCATCCCCCGCGTGATCCCGTGGAGCAGAGCCGCGCTCGCCCGACTATACTCCTGCGTCCCTCCCGTCGGTATCTGGTCCTCGCTCGTCATTAACTCGGACTGCGGCACTGCGGACCCTGCCGGTGCTGCACTCGCCGCCGTCCCTACTGCTGGCAAGTCCGGCAAGTCCTCAGAGCCGAGCATACGCTTCCCAGCGACTACTGCCTCCCCTTTCCCCTCGCTCGCCGCCCACGGCGCACTACCCTCGCGTCGATACAACTCCTGTGCGACACGATGCTGACTTCCTTCGGAGAAGTCGGTGATCCCGAGTTCTCCCGCTATCGGCCCCCACGTTTCCGGCTGAATTTGGTACAGGCCCGCAGCGTGCGAGAGACCTGCTGGCCCCATCTTCCCAGACCAGATTGGAAATCCGTTCTTGTCGAGTGGAGCTTTCGACAAGTCCACTCCACCATACCCCAAGAACGGATTTTGGTCCTTGTTCTCACGTCGTCCAATCCGCTTGAGTTGGTCTGGCACGTCAGCCGTCAACGCACTGCCATGCAAAATGTCGCCGGTAGGCGTGCGCGGTGCAGCGGGCGGTATCGCCCCGTCTGGTATCGCTACACGCTGCGCCGGTGTCGCCGGAGCTAGATCAGGCAAGTCACTCATCGCGGCCCCGTATATTTGAACTGGTTGCGATATTCTTCAAGCGCAGTGGCGGGGTCTTTCCCTGCCTCGCTCGCTTTCTGTGCGATAGCTGCGCCCGTCGCCTTATGTCCGCCGCCGAGATCGTACACTTTCTCCGGGTCCAGCAACACCTTAAACGTCTTCGGGTCGATCTGTTTGCCCTCGAAGTACGCAATCGTCCGCTGCCCGTCCGCCGTCGTATCGCTCTTGAACGTCCCTGTCGTCGCTTTGACTGCTTGCCACTTCGCGAGCGCCGCTTCAATCGGCTTCGTCACCGTACTCGTCCCCGCAAACCCACTCAGCCGGCCTTGCAACGCCGAGATCATTCGATCTGCGACTTGATCTGTGGCGAGTAATGCGTGTAGTGGCGTCTCCGTGATCCCCGCCGTTACGTCATGTGCGAGTTTGACTCGGCCCTGTGCGAAGAACCCACCGCCCTGCGTAGCTGCGCTCGCGACTTGTTGCTGTGCGGCGTTCCACATATCGACGATAGCTGGGTCGCCTGACGGTATTCCCCACCGCTCCATAAACGCTTTCGCGTTCGCGCCGGAGAAGAACCCGATGTCTTGTGCGCCGCCCTTCTTGAAGTTGTCGATGAACCGCAGTGCGCTCTCCGCGTGTTGAACAGAGTCCGACGAGAACTTCTGCTCAGCTTCTGGCGTCGGCTTCGGCGCTTCGCGTTTCTCCTTCGACGTGACTAGGTTCCTCACATACGCACTCATCGCCGCGTCGCCGCTGCCCGGCACTTTCGTCTCGGCCCCTTGGTACGTCATCTTCGCCGCCGCCGTCTCCTCTGGTGTGAGTTTGAACGGGGCGAGTTGCGCGTCGAGACCGTCGCCTGTCCCCGGTCCTGCTCGCATACGTCGCAGACGTTCTTCTTCGATGTCCGCGCCCACACCAGTCTTTCGTGCTTCCTGCATACGAAGCGGCGGCAGTGCTTGTTCAGCTTCCACACGCGGACCTGTCAACGCGCGCGTCGCTGCCGCTCCAGCCGACAAACTCTCCGTCTCTGCTGCCACGTGTGCTGGCTCTGCTTGCGCCTTAGCGAGATCGGCCTGTGCCTGTGCTGACGCAAGTGGCACCTTCGCCTTTGCGATCTCAGCCTGAATTTTGGTAAGTCCCGCCGTCGCGAGCTTCTGCGTGATCGTCGCTTGTTGCTCCTGGAGCGCGTTCAGCTTCGCCAGCGTCTCGATCCCGCTGTTCCCGAACTTCTTGAATATCTCGCCGGGCTTCTTATCTTCCGAGATACTCGTGTCACTCATCACTTGCGCGACGCCTTGCTGCACTTGGTTCTGC